GCTCTTTCAGCCTTTTCTTTGCCGAAAAACTCTATTATGTCCCGTTTTTTCTCTTCAACCGGCACTTTTTCGGGTTCTGGCTCCTCTTCCACAAGTACGGGAACCGCCTTCACTTGATCAGCGGGCACCATATTTAACGGTACTAAATAAACGTCGCCACCTTCAATTGGATTCTCGTTTTCTTTACGCCTAATGTCATTTGCTGAATACCATCCACCTTGCCGGGCTGTATTATATGCCGCGTATCGACTGGCAATATCGCCACGGAGTAGTCCTTCTACCAAGAACTCAGCATAAAGGCCGCTTTTTCGCTCTGCTTTAGTTAATAACCTAAGTGAAATGGCTTGTTCCCATCGTTTTAAGCGAGGTGACAAGCAATTGACAACAAACTGAATACCCTGGTGCTCGATATTGCTAAACGTCGCGTGGTCTAAGATCCCAACCATATGCGGAGGCACTTTGTAAAATCCGCACAGCTCTACTTTTTGGTGCTGGCGGGTTTGGAGAAATTGCGCATCTTCAGGAGGGATTCCAATTGTTTCAAGCTTCATTCCCTCTTCTAAAACAATCAATTTATGAGCTTCCCCTAATCCTGAATAGGCCTGAGTCATCGACTTTTGAAGGTTTGCATGAGCATCTGTTGATAATTTGCCAGGATGTTCGACTTTGCAGCCTGGATGTGTCCCATTCCCAAAGAACTGACTACCAAATTGTTCAGTCGCCAACCCTAAACCAATCGCTTCACGTGCAATTGCAATAGGAGATTTACCGACCAGCCCGTCAAATCCCATACCGGGAACGTGGAAAACATCAGACCACGGCAAAGAGGTTCTTTTACCGTTTGACTGATACTCGTAAAAAATATTCCCATTTTTGCGGACTACATCAACCGCACCAGGCGTTACCGGGAACGGCCATAGAGCTTTTATATGGCCTATCCCATCACGCTCAATCGTTGCGTAACAATTTCCCCACAATTCAGCCGGGGCTTGCAAGCTTTCACGAAAATTAAACGACGTCATCTCTGGGTTTGGTGCATCGTGCAATAACTGATATAAGGGGTGATCAATAACCCTCTCTTTGCTCCCATTTGGCAACCGTCGGTATAAAATAAGGGGTAAACTTGCGATAGTCTCAGCCAGCAAAGTAACGCATGACCAAACTACCAGATATTTTAAAGCCGATTCCTCATCGACTCCAACCCCTGCCTTAGTGGATGCCGTTACAGGTGAGTACCATCTATCATCGGCCCCCGCCCAACTCCGCACGATTTTTTTAAGTTTGCGGATAGTCGAACTACTATATAAGAAATTCATTTAGAGTACTAAAACCCCCCGCTCTTCATAAATGCTACGGCTGTTTTCCTGCCGGGTTGCTCGATCAAGGGCCATAATTAGCGCCACGATGCCGTCAATTTTTTCAATTGATTTTTCCTTATCCGGCTTTAAATTACCGGCTGGGTCTTGCCGGACAACGACATTGTCAGCCATCCACGACAAAACCGGGTTATTCCCATGGGCTATGCCACTACCTAAAACCAGCTTTTCCAGCTCTTTCGTCGGCGCCGCCATACTCGCGAAACCCTGACCGAATTGCGCCACGGTCAAACCCTGTTCTTCAATCTTCTGTATGATCAAAGTCGCCCCCCATCGGTCGAAGGCCAGCTCCTTAATATCAAATTTTTGCGCGTCCTCATCTAGCTTGGCAAGAATAAAATCGTAGTCAATAACGTTGCCCGGTGTCGCTTCAACAAACCCCTGCCGGCACCAGACATCATAGGGCACCCGATCACGCCGGACACGGTTAATCATGTTCTCTTGCGGTATCCAGAAGCGGCATAGAACTTGGTAATCTTCGCCCTCAATCTCAGGGGGAAACACATAAACCAAAGCTGAAACATCAGTCGTTGACGATAAATCCAGCCCCGCATAACAAGTCCGGCCCCGCAGACCTTCCTCATTAACCGGATCGACTCCACAAAGTTTCCATTTAGCAGCACTGAGCCATCGCGTTTCAGCTTGTGTCCATTCATTCATATGGAGGCGTAAGAAAGCATTCATCCGACTTGGTATCTCTAACGCTTGCGCTGCTTTCCGTCTGAGATCATCAATTTTTACAGATACATTTAGGTTCGGGTTAGATTTCCCCCAAACTGCCTCATCTTGCCAGTCGTCATTTTCATCTAAGCAAAAACAAATCCCGAAATAAGTATCATCCTCAATAACCCCGGACAATATCTTTTCACTATATTGCTGTTGCTCATAACAAATACTTTGCCGGTCAAACCCTGCCGTGGTTATCGCAATCTGTAACGGTTGCCGCCTCGCGCCAGTAGCCGTTTCCAGAACTGACCAAACATCATTGGTTTGTCTTTGCCATTGGTGTAGCTCATCACAAAGCGCACCACTAATATTTAACCCGTCCAGAGTTTTAGCATCTGAAGATATCGGCTCAAATTTACTGCAAGTATCCAAGATGTGAAGATTATCTCTAAATATCGTTATCTTTTTTCTAAGTTGAGGACTCCGTTGGACCATCCTGGTTGCTTCGGTATGACAAATCCTTGCCTGTTCCTTGCGAGTCGCCGCTGAATATATTTGGGCCCCCGGCTCATTGTCAGCTACCATCAAGTACAGACCGTCAGTAGCTAGGTCAGTGGTTTTCCCATTTTTGCGAGCCATCGAAATAAAAGCAGTTCTAAATCGCCTTGTTCCGTCAGCCCTTAACCACCCGTATAAACTCCCCTTAATGAAAACCTGAAAAGGTTCAGGGGTTAATATCTGTCCGGCCCACTCTCCGGTTGTCTGGATACAGACATTATAAAAATTTAACCGGTGTTGCGCTTTCTCTGCATCAAAAAAAAGACCCCTTTCGGAGCCCGTCTCTAAATCGTTTAAATGCCTCTGGCATGCCAGCTTAACCCATTTGCAAGCAGGTATCTTGCCCCCTATTGTGTCATCACAATATTGAAGCATCACCTTCTCAACTGGTAGCATAACCCTCTTTTATTTTACGTCTGACAATATTTATTGTTAATTTATGTGTTGATTTAAAAAATCATCCAAAGAATTTTCCATTTTCTCTTTTCTGACCACGACCCTTGACCGACTGCTCGGACTCATGCCGAACTCGGTCAAAAACTTATACATCTGATCCATCGCCCGGTTTGCAACACAGAGCATCGGTGATTGGAGGATGCAGCCGTTATCAGTTTTATAGAGCGGCCCCTTATCGTTCAAAATATTCTCAGCATCAACCCAACGCCCGTAAGCTTGGCAGTAGCCAGCCAGCGCCGCTCGGTCAATCTCAGTTAAGAGTCCCATCTTGAAAAGCTTGGTCGCCATATACTTCCATTCTTTGCGAGCCTCCACGGATAAATGACGAGGGGCTTTCATAAGGCGCTTCTTTGGTTGCGGCTCATCTTTATTTATGCGACGCTTGCCGGGGTTTCCCTGGATTAGTTTAAGCGCCGTCGGTTTTGGTTTACGTCCCGCCATTATGCCGCCGCCTCTGAGACTTCTTTAATATCGTTGAAATCTATCAAGCTCTCCGCGTGGGTCGCCTTCTGCCCGGTGAAATCCTGCCAACGGTTTATTATTACATCGCAATAATGGGGGTCAAGTTCCATCATCCGACAACGGCGGTTGGTTTTCTCGCAGGCGATAAGAGTTGAGCCAGAGCCGCCGAAAGGTTCTAACGTCACCCCACCATCCGGGCATGATGACTTTATGCAGCGCTCCATCATTTTAACAGGCTTTGGCGTGGGGTGCCCGTGACGTTCATCACCTTGCACCCGTTCGTATTGCCAAACGTCGGTCATGTTCTCATGGGTGTTGTCAAAGAAGGCCCTCGTTTCGTAAAATTCTTTTTTGAGTTCATCGTGTTCTTTTTTGAGTTCATCGTGTTCTTTTTTGAGTTCATCGTGTTCTTTTTTGAAGGCGTCGTGTTCCCGTGCGGCTGCTTGCCATAATTGATAAACTTCCTTCGTTGGGAAATTCCATTGAGATTTATCAAACCAATGACAGCCACTTGTTTCTGAATGCCCGGCTAACCGCTTAAATTTAGCAATATCCCATCCGGTCTTGTCCTTTTCTGCCCGGAGATAGTTTACAACTGAGTCCCAACCATCCCAATAATTATCAGCGTTATTGTTAAAGCCTTGTTCGCCAAGCATAAAAAAGAGGCACCGTTCGGACGCCGGGGGGTAACTTCTGAACTCTTCCGCGCTCATCCCCTGACCGTGGCCTTTGTCCCAAGTAATCTCATTGCGGTACGTCAACCGCTCGCTAACTTTTAAACCTCCGGAATACCATAACCGCCATAGGTCTTCAGCATTGCCCCAAATATAGGAGCTCCCGTTATCAACTAACGCCGTCCGGCAAGCTGTCCACCACGACATCTGAAAAGCGTCTAATTTTTCCTTGTAGAGGTTGTCGTTCAAAACTCCGTCTTTCTCTTTTCCCATCCCATACGGAGGGTCAGCATGGAGAAGGTCGACTTTCTCTCCATTCATCAACCGCTCAACCGTGTCGGCATTGGTGCTATCCCCACACATCAACCGATGACCGCCAAGCACCCATATATCCCCCAGCTTCGTTACTGGGTCGTCCGGCACTTCCGGCACTGCGTCATCGTCGGTTAAGCCTTCGTTGCCCGAATCACGATCAACCAACAGACTTTCAAGCTCGTCATTATCAAAACCGGTTATCTCAATGTCAATATCCCCGGTGTCCAGCTCCAGCAATAAATCAGACAGCTTCGGTAGATCCCAATCTGTCATCTCATTAAGCTTGTTATCAGCGACAAGATACGCCAGTGCTTTATCTCCCTTAAGCGGCAACCTAATGATAGGGACTTCTGTTATCCCAGCTTTCCCAGCAGCTTTAACTCTTGCATGGCCAGCAAGAATATACCCATCTTCAGACACTAATACGGGGTTGGTCCACCCGTATTCTTTAATACTTTTGACTAGACGCTTTAGTGCCTCGTCAGGATGAGACCTAGGGTTCTTAGGATGAGGTTTGAGACTACTTATTTTTACATTTTCGATCTGCATTATTCCCACTTTAATCGATGCACTTACTTAAATATTCTTGGCTTGCCGATCTCCTACCGGCCTCCCATGTACAATACTATGGCACGAAACACAAAGAGTTACCCCATTGTTGATATCTGCACGGAGTTCTTCGTGATCCGCAAAGGCTTTTATATGATGGGCTTGAAGACGACCCCCACGTAATCCACACATCTGGCACGTAAAATCGTCACGCTCCATCACCGCACGTTTCCATATTTTAATTTTTAAAGAGTTTCTTCCTTTAGCATTGACAGAGGTCTTGCCTCCCTGCCAATTCCAATGTTTGTCCCCCCTTAAATTCGGTTGCGGCTTGCCTTTAAGTGCCTCGCTTAATTTCCGGCTTATCTCTTCCTTATTATCAACAAAATGTTTTATTGGTTTCCCTTTTTTTGCTTTCGATAAAGAATCCTTATGCTTGTCTGAAAAAGGTACACCTTTTTTCCCTTGACTTATTTTTTCACAAAACACTTTATCGCGCGTTTCCCCTTTAAACGGACTTGGGAACCCAACCCTACCTAACTTTAAGCATTCCAACTGTTTACCAGTTGCCTTTTTACCTTTTAAAGTTTTACCGTAACATTTTATGCTACAATAAACTTGGTTCCTTGTTTTACAATCCTTTTTAGCCAGGAATTGCTTACCACACACCGGGCACAACTTGTTGATTCTATATTTATTGCTCACGAGACAGCCTTTATCTCCTAGCCTAATTTTTATACGGGCAGGCGGTAGGCTCTCCGCTTTTCGGTCGCTAAACCTAGCCCGGTTTAATTATC